TCCTGCAATGTTTTCTGGAATGTTAACCACAGGTATGTTTATTGCAGCAGGATCAGTGGGAGATTTAGATCAATGTAATCCATTAAAGGAGATGATATTAAATCCTACAGTAAATGATATATATGCTGTTGAAAGTAATCTTCTTGATAAGGATGGTACAATAGGTTTGTCTGGTTTGTTTATACCGGAGCAATGGTCTATGCCTCCGTACATAGATGATTATGGTAATTCAAAAGTAGAAGAAGCCTTGCAGGCAATATTATTTGAAAGAGAGAAATGGAAAAGAGAATTAAGCTCAGAACAATATCAATTAAGAATATCTCAGAAACCTACAAATATTGCAGAAGGGTTTGCATATAGAAAAGAATCAATTTTCCCACAAGGTATATTATCTAGACAACTTAAAAAAGTAGAAGAGAAAGAATATCCATTTGAACACTTAGAACTAGACAGGAATGAAAAAGGTATTGTAGCAAAAAGATCTACTAAATTACCCATTAGTCAATTTCCTGTAAATAAAAAACAAACAGATAAAACAGGTTGTTTGGTTGTTTGGGAAAGACCTACAAAAAATCCAGAGTTTGGTACATACTATGCATCCATTGACCCCGTGTCAGAAGGTAAAACAACAACATCAGATTCATTGTGTAGTATATTTGTTTATAAAAATCCTATAGAAGTTACTAGAGAAACAGTAGATGGTTTGGAGCATTTTATTGAAAAAGATAAAATAGTAGCGGCTTGGTGTGGGAGATATGATGATATAAATAAAACACATGAGCAATTAGAAAAAATTATAGAATGGTATAATGCATGGACTGTAGTAGAGAACAACATTTCATTATTTATACAACATATGATTGCAAAAAGAAAACAAAAATATTTAGTACCAAAGCAGCAAATACTTTTTTTAAAAGATTTAGGTTCTAACAGGACAGTATTTGCAGAATATGGATGGAAGAATACAGGAACATTATTTAAACAGCATCTTATATCTTATGCAATTGAGTTTTTAAGAGAACATATTGATGAGGAATTAGATGAAAATGGAGAAGTCATTTCACAGACTTTAGGTGTGGAAAGAATACCAGATCAAATGTTATTAAAAGAGATGCTTGCTTACTACCCAGGGCTTAATGTGGATAGATTAGTTGCCTTTTCTGCATTGATAGCATTTGCTAAAGTTCAGCAGTCAAATAGAGGATATAGTAAAAGAAGGGAATCTGATACGGTCAAACCTTTGGAAAAGTCTCAAAATTTGTTTAAATTAAAGTATAGTCCGTTTAGTAATATAGGGCATAGTAAAAATAGTACACGTAGAAAAAATAAAAAATCAGGTTTTAAAAACTTAAGATAGTTATGAATTATCATCAAACATCTACATTAAACTGTTCTTATACTTATACTTATACCAGTAAAGAAAATAAAAATAATAAATATAATTATACCATAATATTAGTTAAATGAAAGTATTAAACGCAATGCAACTAAAAAGTGGGGCTAAAGGAAAAGGTTATTCTTCTTCATCAAGCCTTACACAACCTATTCAATTTCTTCCAGCAAAAGAAAAAGATGATAATTGGAGAGCATGGAATATGGATTGGTTAGAACTTCAGGGTCTTGAGTTTTTAAGATTAAATGCTAGAAGATTATTAAAAAATTATAAACTTGCAAAAGGTATAATTGATAAAACAGATTATATTATTGAAGAAGATAATGAATATAAAGATATGATGGATGTCCTCACTAAAGAAGATAACTCCGCACTTGAATTAAAATTCTACCCAATTATCCCTAATGTAATTAATGTTTTATCTGGTGAATTTTCAAAGAGGTATTCTAAAGTACAATTTAGAGCGGTTGATGATACATCTTACAATGAAATGCTGGAAGCTAAAAGAGCACAGGTAGAAGAAAATTTACTTGCTGATGCACAAGCTAAAATGATGTCAAGAATGATTGAGATGGGTTTAGATGCACAATCTGAAGAAGCTCAACAAATGATGTCTCCAGAAAATATCAAATCATTACCCGAAATAGAAGATTTCTTTTCTAAAGATTATAGATCATTAATAGAAGAATGGGCATCTCATCAAACCAATGTTGATGAAGAAAGATTCAAAATGCAAGAGTTAGAGGAAAGAGCATTCCGTGATATGTTAATTTCTGACCGTGAGTTTTGGCATTTTCGTATGTTGGAAGATGACTATGATATAGAACTTTGGAATCCAGTACTTACATTTTATCAAAAATCTCCAGATACAAGATATATATCTGATTCAAATTTTGTAGGTAAAATTGATTTAATGACTGTATCTGATGTTATTGATAAGTATGGTTACTTAATGACAAAAGATCAATTAGAATCTTTACAAAGAATATATCCTGCAAGATCTGCAATGTACCAAGTAAATGGTTATCAAAATGATGGTGCATACTATGATGCATCAAAATCTCATGAGTGGAATACTAATTCACCTAGTTTAGCATATAGACAATTTGTAAGTAATTATTCTAATGATCCAGCAAAAGGTGGTGATATTATAAGTTCTATACTAAATGAAAGCGATGATGTAAAATCATGGGGTGAAGGTGAATTAATGAGGGCTACAACATCATATTGGAAAACTCAAAGAAAAGTTGGTCATCTCATTAAAATTGAATTTGATGGAGAAATAACTCAAGAAATTGTAGATGAAACATTTAAAGTTACAGAAAAAGGTGTATATGACACATCAATATTTAAAAATAAAAATAAAGAAAATTTACTACAAGGTGAACATGTTGATTGGTTTTGGATTAATGAAGTTTGGGGTGGTGTAAAACTAGGACCTAATATCCCAGCTGTTTGGGCATCTAATATGTCAGCTGATAATATAAATCCAATATATCTTGGTATAAATAGAACCAAACCTGGAAGAATACCTTTTCAGTTTAAAGGTAATGATACTCTTTATGGTTGCAAACTTCCTGTAGAAGGTAGAGTATTTTCTGATAGAAATACAAGATCCACATCATTGGTAGATTTAATGAAAGCATATCAGGTTGGGTATAATATGGTTAATAATCAAATAGCTGATATACTTGTAGATGAACTTGGTACAGTGATTATGTTTGATCAGAATTCTTTACCAAGACATTCAATGGGTGAAGATTGGGGTAAGAACAATTATGCAAAAGCATATGTGGCAATGAGAGATTTTCAGATGCTACCATTAGATACGTCAATTACTAATACTGAAAATGCAACAAACTTTAATCATTACCAAACTCTTAATATGGAGCAAACTGGTAGATTAATGTCACGTATTCAATTAGCTAATTATTTTAAGCAACAATGTTTTGATGCTATAGGAATTAACCCGCAAAGATTAGGAGCACCAATTGGTCAGGAAACTGCAACAGGTGTTGTACAAGCTTTGAATCAATCATATGCACAAACAGAAACATACTTTACTCAGCATTCAGATAACCTTATGCCAAGAGTTCATCAAATGAGAACTGACTTAGCACAGTATTACTATAGTACAAACCCTAGTGTAAGACTATCTTATATTTCATCTGAAGCAGAGAAAGTAAACTTTACAATAAACGGTACGGATTTATTATTAAGAGATTTTAATATATTCTGCACAACTAGAACAAATCATAGAGCTACATTAGAACAGTTAAAACAATTAGCATTAACCAATAATACAACTGGTGCTAGTATATATGATTTAGGTAATATTATAAAAGCAGATAGTATTGCAGAAGTTTCTGATATTTTGAAAGATGCAGAAACAAAACAAGTAGCATTTAAACAACAAGAAATGCAACAACAGCAAGAAATGCAACAACAACAAATAGCAGCTAAACAGCAAGAAGAACAAATGAAACTGCAATTTGAAGAATCTGAAAGTAATAAAGACAGACAAAATGATATTACTATTGCTGAAATAAGATCGGCTGGGTTTGGAGCTACTGTTGATATTAATCAAAATCTTAAGTCCGATTACCAAGACCACATGGAACAAATAAGAAAAACATCTCAGTATAGAGAACAAATGGATTTTAAAAGACAAGAGTCTGCTGTAAAAAATTCCATGAATGGTGAAAAGTTAAATATAGAACGTGAAAAGCTTGCAACACAACGTGATATAGCTGATAAAAATTTACAAATAGCTAGAGAAAATAAAAATAAATATGATGTCCCGTCTAGTAAGGGAAATAAAAAATAATTAAAGAGAATTTTAATGTTAGCTATATACTGCGTGAAATGATAAAATTTTTAAAAATATTTTAAGTTTATTTGATAATATTATAGTATATTACATTTGTAGATAAGTTACTAATTTTTAAACCAACGAAAAATGAGCAATAATAATAAAACTATGCAAAGTACAGTAGAAACTGTTGATTTAGATTTGAATGAAATTTTTGATGGTGCGGTCACTGCTGAAGGTGTAACTGTACCTAAAGAAAATTCAGTCAAGCCTAAAAATAATATTTTCTCAAAAAGAACTCCAGATGCAGATATGTCTTTTGCAGATCCAACAGGTGAAACTACTGATTTAGTTAAAGAAGTAGAAAAAACAGATAAAGTTGAATCTGAGGAAACAGATCTTAAATTAGATAAGGAAGAAGTAGAAGATATTTTAGATACTTTTACAGAAGAAGATACTGATGAAGCATCTGATGAAATTGAAGAAAAAATTAATAAAGGATCTGGTGCAAGTCAAATATTTAAAACACTAATTGAAAAAGATAAATTAGTTGGTTTTGATGATGAACGATCTCTTGATGATTATTCAGCAAAAGATTGGGAAGAATTAATTGACGCTAATTTAGAAGAAAAAGCTAGACAAATTAGAAATGAAACGCCAAAACAATTTTTTGAAAGTTTACCTGAAGAACTTCAAATTGCAGCAAGATATGTAGCAGAAGGTGGGCAAGATATGAAAGGTTTATTTCAAACATTAGCTCAAACTGAAGAAACAAGATCTCTTGATGTTAAAAATGAAAGAGATCAAGAAAGAATTATTTTAGATTATCTTACTGCAACTGGCTATGGAACAAGTGAAGAAATTGTAGAAGAAATTGAAATGTGGAAAGATCTTGGTAAGTTAGAACAACAAGCTTCTAAGTTTAAACCAAAGTTAGATAAAATGCAAGAAAAAGTTATTGCACAAAAGTTACAGCAACAACAATCAAAAAGAAAACAACAAGAAAATGCTTCCCAAACATATATGCAAAATGTATATGATACATTAAAAGAAGGGATAGTAAATGATGTTAAGATGGGTAGAAAAACTCAAGCAATGCTTTATAATGGCTTGGTTGAACCTAACTATCCTTCTGTAAGTGGTAAGAATACAAACTTGCTTGGACATTTATTAGAAAAATATCAATTTGTAGAACCAAACTACCCCCTTATTGCAGAAGCATTATGGTTATTAGCTGATCCATCAGGATACAAAACAAAAATAATGGAAAAAGGTGCTCATACAGCAGTTGAAAAAACTGTAAGAAAGTTAAAAACAGAGCAAGCAAATAGTGGTGGAAGTTCATTAGGTGTTCAACAAAGAGATGAAGAAAAAAGAAGTTCAACAAGAAAAATTACTAGACCTAATAACATTTTTAAAAGAACATAAAAAATTTTACATAAACAACAATTATTATTAACTACAAAAACAATTATCAATTATGGCAACTCCAGTTTTAAACAATGGAATTTTCCTACGGGACACAAGCTACAAAGCTAGTTCACATGTTGATTCTTATCACCTTACCCAGATGCTCGGTTCTGCCGAACCTATGGATATGGGACCAGTTGATTTATGGGCAATGACTCAAAAAGTTGAAATGCCTCTTTATCAAATGGCTTCTTTTGGTGGAAAGAATACTATCATGGTGGACAATGCGCGTGGTGAGTATAAATGGCAGACTCCTATAGCACAGGATCTACCTTTCTCTGTGGGAAACATTGAAGCAACTACTGATCTCGGAGGAGATGGTACTACCTTCAAAATTAAATTATCAAAAAGATCATTTGGACATGGTGATATTATCACTTATGACAAATATAATGGTCTTGAACTTTACATCACAGCTGATGATATTTTACCAGCAGGTGATGGTTTTATTTACACTGTTCAACTTGTAAACAACGACAATGCTGCAACATTAGATGCTACTAAATATTTAGTATCTGGTACTAAGTATTTTAGAAAAGGTTCTGCAAGAGGTGAATATGGTGAAAGATTTTCAGATATTGAAACTGGTTCTGGTTTCCGTGAATTCTACAATTTTGTAGGAGGAGCAGAAGCTCATGTACACTATTCTATTTCTAGCCGTGCTGATCTTATGATCAAAGGTGGTTTGAATGCTGATGGTACTGTACCTGTAACGGAGATTTGGAGAAATTTTGACCAAGATCCTAACAATCCTTCAGTTTCAAACATTGAAGAATTAGTGGCAAGTATGGGTAAAGCGGGTGCTAGAGAAGCTTTTGAAAGCGGAAAATTAACTAGAAGTTTCATAACTAATATGGAAGCAGCTCACTTATCTAAAATTGCTAATGATATTGAAACTTACCTAATGTGGGGTAAAGGTGGACGAGTTAAACAAGATGGTCCAGATGATATTAGATTATCTGTTGGTCTTTGGTCTCAGTTAGACAACTCATTCAAAAGAATTTATAACAAGTCTCAATTTACTTTGGACATGTTTAAATCTGAACTTTATAACTTCTATCAAGGTAAAGTTGAATTTAAAGGGCCAGACCCACAAAGAAAACTTGTTGTACAAACAGGTATTGGTGGTATGCAGTTGATCAACAAAGCAATTGCTGATGAAATGTATGGTTCTGGTTTAGTACAAAATGCTTCTGACATAGGAGCTGTATCAGGAAGCGGAATGGATCTTGATTTTGGTTTTGCTTACACAAGCTTTACTATTCCATTCTTAGCTAACGTTAAGTTTGTACTTAATCCTGCATTTGATAACTTACATACTAATGATATTGAGAATCCATTAATTGATGGAAGACCATTAAGTTCTTTTAGCTTTATCATTTTTGATGTAACTGAAGAAGGTAACGATAATATTTTCTTATTGAAACTTTCTTGGGATAATCAATTAAAGTGGTTCTACCAAAATGGTACTATGGATTACATGGGACGTTCTCAAGGTTTTGCTTCAACCGGACAATTTAACGGTTATAGAGTATACATGAGTCAGACTATGCCAGCTATTTGGGTGAAAGATCCAACTAAAGTTTTAAAAATTGTAATGAGAAACCCTGTTACAGGAGGATCATTCTAATCATTAACTTGAAAAGAGAAGGGGAGTTTATTCTCCCCTTTTTTTTCTTTAAAAATTATAGAAAATGTCACATGTAAAATTAATTAAAGAAATTACACCTTTTGATACAAATAAACGTTTGAAATCAGAAGCTGTTAAAGGTCATTATGACCAAGCACAACTTGCTAGATTGGCAGATGTTAATAATCTTGGTGAGCAATCAGATAAAATTCTTCAAGGAGTGGTATCAAACTATGACTTTACAGATGAACAATTTCATCTGCATGAAACAAGTGAAACAGGAGTTCTGATTGGGGGACCAGGAGATCCAATAAAACTTAAAGGTTATTATTTAGTTTGTGTTGGGGGTTTTGAAGATGTATTAGTAAACCAGGAACTTGTTAGAATAACAGTAGCAAGTGCTTTATATCCTGGAGGTATATTCAATACTGGTTTGACTGGTAGTTTGAATACATATGATAATACTAATGATGTGGCGATCTTAAGTGCTTTTGCTAATGGAGCATTAGCCTGGGATACAGTTGATGATTTATTAGTACCATTAAGTAGATGTGGTTTATCTTTTTCAAGTGATGATCCTGCTAATCCCGGAAATCAGCTGGAAGAATTACAGAGAGTATATTTAAATGCGGAATCAACGGGGGGTGTAAATGAGGTAGTTTTTGACTTTTTTTTCAGGTTAAATTTTTTAGTTGCAGAAGATGCTACAGTAAGTATTGTAGCACCTTAATACTCAAATAACTTTAGTCAGGTCTAACCTGACTTTAGAAATATTAATAATAATTGTACATAATTATGTACTTTTGAGTAAACATTAATTATTAATTTTAAAACCAAAAAATGGAAGATTACACTATTGTAGAAAAATATCAGCAAAGAAAAAATAAAACTATTGCTGTAAGACCTTTTTTTAATCCTGATAAACAAAATATGGGATTAGAAAATTATAGTATGTCTCTTTATGACGGAGTTTATCATGAAGAAAGTTTAGCTTGTTTAGAAATGAACGGTGTTAAAAGATATGTTACAGGATTGAATGAATTTGCCCCCGATGTAAAAAGATTAGCTCCTGGAGAAAAAGAAATTAAAGTAAAAGAAATCAGAAAAGTAATTTCTCAATTGGAAATGGATTTAGCTGCAAATGTTGTAGATCCTGAAGATAAAGAGTTTTGGAATAAACTTACATTATTAAAACCAGATAATGATAAGTTTTGGTCTAAAATAAGTTTGAGGTGTGGTAACGATCCAGTTTATTTAGATCCTGAAACAGACCCATATGATTTAATTAAAATTTATGCAATTAAAGCAGGTGGTTTTTCTATTGTGGCTAAATCATTAAAAGATGCTAGAAAATCTAATCCAATTCCTAAATTCTATTTAGATACTATTGAAGAAACAATAGTAACAAGAACGGAATATAGTAAACTAAGAAATAAAGCATTGGTTGCATTAGAAGATATGTATACTAAAAATACTACAAAGTTAATGTATGTAGCAAAAGCTGTGGATATAGATAGTACTCAATATACTAAAAATACCCCCATTGATATAATCTATGAAAACATGGATCATTACATAAATGGTGAAGGAACTGAAAACAATAAAAAAAGAGCTGCTGAAATTTTTATAAAAGTATCTAAGTTTAATATGGAAACTCTTAAAATTACAGCATTAGTAAAAGATTGTCTATTTTATAGATTCATTACGCATAAAGCTGGAGGATGGATTGAAACTTTAGACGGTGCAGTTAAACTTGGTAAAAGACAAGAAGAAGTTGTTGATTTTTTAAAAAATCCTGAAAATGAAGAAACATTAACTGCTTTATTATATAAGGTTGAACCTTATTGGAATTCATAAACATATAGATCATGAATAATGCCACCGTACAATTAAAGCTAAAGCAACGTCTAAATAAATTAGATAGTCAAGACTATGATAATATTGAGCCTTGGCAAATGATTGAAGCTTTTAATAAAGCTCAGTTGGAGTGGTGCAGAAGAAATTTACATGGTAACAATCCCTACAAAGAAGGTGACGAGGGTTCTAAAAAAAGAATTGATGATTTACAAATTCTTTTAACTGAGTTACCTTTAACGGGATTAATTACTGATAATTATTTTGAATCTGATAATTTTCCAAATTCAGATAAATATTTAGAGTATAAAAAAGTTAGTACAAATGCTACATCGGAATGTTGTACAGATCCAAGGTCAATGACTGTTTATTTAGTGGAAGTTGGAAATGTAGATCTTATTATGAGAAATCCATTAAAAAAACCGGATTTTGAATGGGGTGAAACATTTTGTACATTGATCGGTGGGCAGATTAGAATTTATAGAAATACTAATTTTAATATTGTAAGTCCTTTGTTTACATTTTATAGAGCACCACGTTTAATTCAAATAGCAGGAGTACAAGACCCATATTCAGGTGTTGTATCTGCTGTTGATGTAGAATGTGAATTTAAAGATGA